ATGACGCTTACAATCCAGCCACGCGAAAAACAGATAGTTGCACTGAACATGCTGCGCGCGGCGTGGAAACAGTATGCCTCGTTCATGATGTACGCCCCGGTCGGGTTCGGCAAAACCGCAATCGCGGCGCTGATCGCCAGCGGGTTCATCAGCCGCAACATGCGCATAATGTTTGTGGCCCCGTATACCGTCCTGCTCGACCAGACCGCAACGCGTTTCATTGAGTACGGGTTGCCAGCCGAGGAAATCGGCTACATCTGGCGCAACCATCCGGCCTACGACCCGAGCCGCCTTATTCAAATCGCATCAGCCGATACACTGATCCGCCGTGACTTCCCCGACAACATCGATCTGCTGATCATCGACGAAGCACACCTGAAGCGAAAAAAAATTCTGGAATTCATCGAATACCTGATGACCAATACTGATGTGAAGGTTGTCGGCCTGTCTGGTAGCCCGTTCGCCGCGTGGATTGGTACTTATTACCAAAAGCTGATTAAGCCCACGACGATGAAAGAGCTGATCGCTATCGGTGACCTGAGCAAATACGAATTTTACGCCCCATCGCACCCAGACCTAAGCGACGTTAAAACGTCAGAGCAGGCGGGCTATGGCCGCGACTACAACGAAACGCAATCGGCAGAGGTAATGAGTGACCCGACGCTGGTGGGCGATATCGTTAAGAACTGGCTGGAGAACGGGGAAGATCGCCCGACCATCTGTTTTTGCGTCAACGTAGCCCACGCAAATTACGTGACCGTTGAATTCAGCAAGGCGGGCGTGACCGTTGAAGTGATGACGGCGGCGACGCCACACGAAGACCGCCAGATGACGATCCGCCGCTTCGAGCAGGGCATCACGAAGATCATCATCAACGTCGGTGTGCTGGTGGCCGGTTTTGATAGCGATGTCCGCTGCATCATCTTCGCGCGTCCGACCAAATCGGAAATGCGTTGGATTCAGATTCTTGGCCGTGGCCTGCGACCTGCGCCTGGTAAAGATCACTGCCTCATCTTCGATCACACCGGCACCGTGCATAAGCTCGGCTATCCCGACGATATCGAATATGACTACCTGCCTGCCAGTTCTGACGGGATGGAGAAAACGCCCGCGCGCGTGGTTAAGACTGATCAGCCTGAGCGCCTGCCGAAAGAATGCACCCAATGCCACTACGTTAAGCCTGTCGGCGTCTACATCTGCCCGAAATGTGGCTTCAAGCCTATCGCTGGTGAGGACGTTGAAACCGATAAGTCACGCGGCCTGAAAAAAGTGAAGCAAGCCAAGGAGGTTGTCACCAAAGAAGTGAAACAAGCCTGGTGGAGTCAAATCATCTACTACCAACGCATGCGCGCCGCACAGGGCAAACCGGTCAGTGACGGCTGGTGCTCGCATGTCTACCGCAAAAAATTCGGGGTATGGCCGCAAGGGCTGTATCACGCACCGATGGCCATCACACCAGTGGTGAGCAATTTCATCAAATCAACGCAGATCGCCTACGCAAAATCTAAGCAAAACGAAGGGAAAGCCGCATGAATACCAAACAGGCAGCTATCGGCCATTGGCCGAAAATATTCGAGTTTTACGGCCTCCCCCCGGTAACTGGGAAAAAACATTTTAAGGGTGAATGTCCGCTGTGTGGCCGCAAGGGCAAATATCGTTGCGACGACAAGAACGGCACCGGTTCTTACATCTGCGCATGCGGCGCGGGTGACGGTTGGGCGCTGCTGACCGGGGCAACCGGCAAGGACTTTAAAACGCTGGCGGCAGAGGTCGATAAGCTGATTGGCCGCGTCTACTCGCCGGAAGAGGGTTATCAAGCTGGTGGCCCTTCATCTGGCATAGCCTCGCAACGCCAGCGCGTGAGCTGCAAGTTTGCATCGCTGACCAGCCTGAAAGGCACCGGCGCAGACCGTTACCTGAAGCTGCGCGGCATCACCAGTCTGCCACAAGACAACGTGCGCTACTGCGACCGGCAGCGCGCAGCGGGTGGCGAATACCAATCCATCTATGCGCTGGCAACCGACGACAAAGGCGAGCTGTGCTATCTGCACCGCACCCTGCTCGACGGCGATAAGAAAGCCACCGTAGCTGGCGCGCCGAAAAAAATGATGAAGCTGCAAGAGGACAGCTATCTGGAGCATGCCAGCTCGGTCGCTATCCGTATGTTCCCGCCGTCCACCACGCTGGGCATCGCTGAGGGAATCGAAACCGCGCTGTCCTGCCATCAAATCACGCAATGCAACACCTGGGCGACGCTGAACACCACCTTCATGAAGAAGTTCCGCGTACCGCGTGGAGTGCAACGCCTGATCATCTTTGCCGACGCAGACAAGAACGCATCCGGCCACGCTGCGGCGTTTGAGTGCGCCCGCGCCAATCTGCTGGCAAAGAACGATCTGCAACAAGTCTCAGTGCGCTGGCCGAAATCCGGCGACTTTAACGATCTGCTGCTTAACGGCTCAGAGGTCTACGAGTGGGTATTCCACCGCGAGGAAAACAATGAAAAAACCAACTAAGCCGAAGCTGTACAAGGCGAAAAAGTGCGCCCAATGCGGTGAAACGTTCACGCCGGTGAAGTACCTGCAAAAGGTCTGTGGCCCACTCTGTGCTATCGCATACCAGCGTGACGCACGTAAGCGTCTTGAGGAAAGGGAACGCAAGGACAAGCTGAAAATTCGCAAGCTGGCCGTTAAGCCGCTGCGCTACTTCATCAACCAGGCGCAGACCGAATTTAACGCCTACATCCGCGAGCGCGACGCCGACGAGCCATGCATCAGCTGTGGACGCTACCACACCGGACAATATCACGCCGGGCATTACCGCACCGTCGGGAGTCATCCGGAGCTGCGTTTTGATGAAGATAACTGCCACAAGCAGTGCTCGGTCTGTAACAACTTCAAATCCGCGAACCTGAGCGAGTACCGCCCTAACCTGATAGCCAAGATAGGCCAGGCACGGTTTGACCGGTTAATGGGGCCACCGCCGAAAGTCGGCAAGCTGGGCCGCAGTGACTATGAGCGCATCCGCGACACGTATAAAGCCAAACGCAAAGCATTGAAGCAGGAGAAGGCAGCATGATGACCCCAAAACAGAAACGAGAAATCAAACACAACGCCTGGGCGACTGTTGCCGGTGTTCCTCGCAAGAAATACCTGGGTAAGTACCAGCGCCTGACCCGGCTGCAAACATTGTGGATCACTTCGCTGCTGAACGCCTGGGGCGATATGTACGGCGGCAACACCGATGGGAAGTTGAAGTGCAGCGGCGGCAGCGGTGTATGGGGGCAAATCGTGCCTGACCAGTGGGACGACGAAAGCGCGGCGCGAATTGTGAAGGTGCTGGGCGACCTACGCAAACTTGGGTATCGCGGAGAGGAGCAGTTGAAGAAGGCAACCACAATTCTATGGCCGCACCGCTCGCTTGAGTCGATGCTGGTGGCTGCTGACGCCGGGGAGGAATGCGACTTCATGGAAAAAGCGGTGCTGGCGTCGATGAAGCATGATAACCCGGTCTACATCATCGGCAAGCTGTTCTACACGGGCCGGAACAATACGGTCTCTGTGCTGGGGCGCTACATGCAAAATCATTACGCCCCCTGGCTGACACGCGATCAGGTGGATGACCGCGTGCGCTGGTGCATTGAAATATTCAATTCTGCGGTGTTCGTCGCCGTTCGTGCAGCTATCTGCATCGAAAATGAAGAAAAATGCAAAAATAACTTGAAAATAGCCAAAGAAACTGCATAATACAGGTATGCTTTCGCGAAGCTGTACCATCAAGCGATGCAACAAAATGACCCGCCACTGAGCGGGTTTTTGCAATTTTGGAAGGTTATTGGTTTTCGATATGTAGTGCCAGAAGTGAGCAATAACAACTACATACTGCTATGTGAGCCATAATGGTAACTTTTCAGTGTCTTCTGTTTTAATTTACAGTATGTCTTGACTATTAAGTGTCTGCTATATTCAGTTGCGATGCCAACGGACGGTAATTTTAGCTCACGTTGAACTTGGCAGTTTGAATAGTTTGAAGAGCAAAGAATATGACAGACAAAAAACAAGAAGAAGTTAATCAGGCTAATAATGAGTACCCGAATTATTTTCCTGAAAACGTTCCGCCCAAAGAAGCAAAGGACGCAGAAGGTGAGTTCTTTCGTATCGTGAAGAGTAACCCTCCGCAGCAGGGTTGCTTTTTGAGTATGTATAAAGAGAAACCTAATAGACTGAAAAAATTCAGCGGGTTGAAACTTAAATGTTGTTACGGTGTTTCTGTTTATACCGAGGAAAGTGCAGTTGTAAATGCATTTGATAAGTTTCCGGAAGGGACTGGGCAGAGATACGTCGCTAAAGGCACTGTATGTGCTGAAAATGGAAAAATGATGAAAACCTTTTCCGACCCATTTCATCATACTTTGTGGTTAAAATTGAATTCTCAGATACATGAGGTTTTTGCATGTACTCGGGGGCTGAATAAATGAGTAACTTATTCTTGTCCGACACACAATTTGGCTCTTTGTTTTTCAAGAACATATATGAGTTTTTCGAAGAGCCTAGGTTTTTTTCAGTATCCAATGAAGTTGGAGGGCTTTTTGTTGTCTATTGGATAGGTGATGATGATGACTATGATAAATGGTTTATAATCCCAATATCCAAAGGCAGACTGGAGCATCTAGAGCGGAAGAGAATAGACATTCATGCGGTATTGTCTTATCAAGAACAGCGCTCTTATTATCAAGTGAATATTCCGTATGATGACTCTGAAGAGCCGGAATATATAACAAGAGAATCTCAAGATATTGCGGCAGCGATAAAGCTTCCAAGGCCTGGACTATTCATCAGTGGGGTAACACCAGTCCTTGATACTGGTAAGTTGGGCGCGGAAGTGCAGTTTTCGACCCATGAGATTCATATCGAGAAGAGCGCTAAAAATAGCCAAGTGCCTTTGATGCTAAATGGTGTTTCTAAAGTTTTCGAGAAATTTAATGATTTATATAATTCTATATTAGAAGCTGTCGGTGAAAAGGATGCGATGACCCCCATATCTGGAAGGCCTGGGTCGTTCGCACTCTCATTTCAGGCTGAAAAGCTTGAGCATTTCGAACCGCTTTTGAAAGGTCTTAATGACCTCATTCTGTACAAAAGGGATATCATTCCCTACATTAAAAAAAATAATATAGACGTGCAGATGATTGAAGCACTGTTTCAAAGTGTAATTGAAACAAGTACAACAATGGAGCTGAAAAGCAATAGTACTGGTGAGTTGATTTTCTCTCTCAGCAAGCCTAATGCATTAATTTACATCAATGGATTGGCTAAGCTTGCAAGCGAGTTTGTCGGCGGCTATCAAGTCCCACAGGCCAATATTATTGATCAGGTATTTAAAATTGTAGAGCTAAAACATAAAGATAAATACCTGAACTTGGAATCTACTGGACTAGATGAACGCCATATTTTCTATTACATTCATGCTGCAAAAATACTTGGCTTCTTGAATGCTAATGGCTCCATTGCCGCTTTAGGGCAACAGCTCGCAGAGTCTTCTGTAGAGTCAAAACTTAAAATAGCGGCAAGAAGTTTTGAAGCGAGCCACTGTGGCTGGGCTTGGATTATGTGGAGCAATGCGAAAAACCTCAAAGGGGTCAAAGCTGAGACAGCAGAAGAGTTCCTAATGGAAAAATGCTTATCCCTTAGTACCACCACCATTAAGCGTCGTGCATCGACCTTACGGCAGTGGTGTGATGCTTTTCAACCAGTTTACCAAGAGTTTTAATTTTTTATCGATCACAAGGCTACCCTCTGGTGGCCTTTTTTTTTGATAAATTAAAGCGAAGCCTCATCCAACATTAACCGGTGTCCCAACTGAGGGGTTGTGTCGGCAGCGGGGTGATGGGGCTTCGCCTTAATGTTTGTGAAAATACCCTGAATGAAATTCGTTAGGGCATCAGTGAACCACTATGGATGGCGAACCAACCAGTAAGGTAAACAGAATGACGCTGCCTATAGCGACAGCTGCTGCTAATTCATTTTTCATATCTTAATCCCCGGTAAATGTGTTGGTACTGCTGCGAACTCTGTCGGTTCGATGTTGCTTCTACTCGCCAGGGCTACTCTGGTGAAGGTGCCCGCGTGTGCGGGCTAGAGAAGCCATTCTGGTGTATCAAATGTTACAAGACACATATTAGAGATTGATAACTCTATATGACAATTTCAACTTAGGACTATTCCGAAGTGAGGGCAAGTTTTCCGGGAAAGTAATGCGTCCTTTTAGGACAAACCTCAGAAAAAAACCCGCACAGCGGCGGGTTGAAAGGATGATTGCTACATGATTTTTGTGTAGACGATGAGGTGCTGTGTGTGTCGTCTTTTGGCGACACTACAACAATGCTTTTAAGCGGGCAAGCCGATTTCCCAAAAAGTAAGAAAATTCTGTAATTCGGCGTTATACCGAGTAGATAACGTAATTCCAGTATGTTTTTAGTCAATCTTACGGGTGTTCATAAACACAGGTATGTGATTGAATAGAATGATAATGTTGTCATGTTTCTGATGAATGCTACTCATCAGACGGAGGTACTCACTTGATACTCGTTATCTAATCCCCCCCGGATTATGTGAGTACCTCCCTCGATGGGATGCTGCACAAATCGGAGCGCAACGGAAAGAGTGCTTGAGTCCTTCAACGGTCGATTAGCACAGCAATAGTACTCTTTTCGTTGTGGTGAATTGCAGTCCTCCGAGACAAGCCGAAGATAAGCACCGGCCGCCACGACACCCTACCAAGCCCCAGCCTAGTTGCTGGGGCTTTTTGCATCTAATGCCCGGCATCGGCTGAGCTAACACAGGAGATAACTCATGTCCGAACCGGTAACCAGTACCGCCGCAGGGACTTATATGATTGGCGGTATCACTATTGCTGGGCTGGTGGCTGGAGCAGATACGGGCGTAATCATCGGGGCTTTCGCTGGTGCTGTGATTTATGTCCTGTCGGCAGCTGATCTTTCAATCTGGCATCGTCTGGCGTCGTTCCTGGCATCGTTCATGATTGGCACGTTGGCGGCTGGGTTCGTCACTGACGCCATCAACTACTTGACCCCGGACGCTATTCACGCTGAAAGGCCGCTGGGTGCTGTAGTTGCTGCTGCTGTGGCGGTTCGCATCTTTATGTACATCAGCAAGCAGTCAGAAAATCCGGGGCAGTGGTTTAAGCGGCTGCGGGGAGGTAGTGGTGATGGCCAGTGAAATTATCTTGATTGTGAATGCGGTGGCCTGCACGGCTATCGCGTTGCGTCTGATGACATTTCGCAGGGCTGGTGGCACTCATCGGCCATTAGCAGCATGGGCGGCTTATTTCCTCATTATCGCGGCGGCGTCCGTACCAATCCGCATCCTGACCGGTGAGTACGTTTGCGCAGATTGGTCGGAGACATTCATCAATATCGCGTTTTGCGTCACGGTGCTGGCGGCACGCGGGAATGTCATGCACCTGGCTAAACCTTTCTTGAGATAGACCTATGACACAAAACGACTTTCAACGGGCGGCTGGTATCAGCGCCGGGTTAGCTGCGCGCTGGTATCCGCACCTGCTCGTAACGTTTGCAGAGTTCGGTATCAACAAGCCGTTAGAGCAGGCGATGTTTATCGCTCAAATCGGCCATGAGTCGAACGGCTTCACGGCCAAGGTCGAATCCTTCAACTACAGCGTTGATGGATTGATCGCTACATTCGGCCCTAAATCGAAAGCCAAGCGACTGACTGACTATCAATGCCGGATGTTGGGGCGTACAGCTCAGCAGCCAGCCAAGCAGGAAGCTATTGCCAATCTGGTCTACGGCGGACGAATGGGTAACAGCGCCAGCGGCGACGGTTGGAAATATCGCGGACGCGGGCCAATGCAAACGACCGGCCTGAAAAACTACATGGCGTGCGGCCCGGCGCTGAAACTCGACCTGGTTGGTCATCCAGAACTGCTGGAAGAAGACCTGAACGGCATGCGTTCGGCTGGATGGTACTGGAAAGCTAACGACTGTGGTCGCAACGCTGGTGATGTCGAGTTGACAACGCGGCGCATTAACGGCGGGACAAACGGCCTGCAAGACAGACGCGAACGCTTCGAGCGTGCTTGCAAGGTGCTGTTATGAGCTGGCGCTGGTGGTGGGATGTAATTATCAAAGCGTGGCCTCTGCTGGTGGCGCTGCTGGCCGCAGTGCTGGTGCTCTACACGCTTTCTCTGCGCGATGACCTGGATAAATCCAAAAGGGACAACGGCGCGCTGGTAGAAAAGCTGGACACCAAAGACGCGGCGCTGGTGGCGATGAAACAGGCTTCTGACGCTGACAGGCAAGCGAGCGCCGCGCAGTTGGAAAAAGAGCGGAAACTGAGAGGGAAGGCTGATGCAGAAAACAAAGCGTTGCGCGATGCTCTGGACGCGAGCGGCTGTAGCAACAAGCCTCTGCCTGGTGCTGCTCTCGACATCCTGCGCGGACAGGCCTAAGCCGCAGAGCACGCAGATGATTTACGTCCTGCCGCCAGCCGTGCTGCTGCAACAGTGCGATGACGCGCCGTTTACCGGCACAACGTTCGGTGATGCAGTGACAGCGCTGCACGCCAAGCAGAGCGAAATGAAGGTGTGCGCCTCACGCATGGAGGCGTTAATCAAGTGGGCAAAAAAGAGCAATGTCAATAATTAATAAGAGATTCAGGATATAATTTTATGCCCTGTTAATGGTTTAAATTTCATGTTTATATTTGTATTATCATGGCTCTATAAAAAGGAGGATGTATGGAATTTAATAAATTATTAAGTACGTTAACTGCTATCAGTAGCCGTACGGGTGAGAAATTTAAATATGAAATTTTTCAAGATTTAAGCGATGGTAGTTACTTTGCTGTTATTTCAGCGCAGGCAGAAATTTTAACTCAAAATCACGGAACCAGCAGTGTTTGGGTTCAAATTGATGGGTATCTGCGTTTAAGCTCAACAAATGTTCCAAGTTGTGAAGAAGACTGTAAACGCCATTTTAAAGAGATGTGTGTGTGATTAATTTAAACTAATTTCCTTGCTAATAATCTCACTTCAAAGCAACTAACTATTTGTTAATCGCATAATATAAAAGCCACCATCTGCTATCGCAATTGGTGGCTTTTATATTTGAGGCTTATATGGGAAATAAAAAACCCTACGGCAGCAAATGGCAAGCCGAACGGCTTGTGTTCCTGCGGGAGAATCCTCTGTGTGCCATGTGTCAGCAGATGGGGCGCATTGAGCCAGCAACGGTGGTGGATCACATCGTGCCGCACCGCATGAAAGAAGCGAAGACGCCAGAGGAAATGAAGAAGGCTCAGCACCTTTTCTGGAGCCGCAAGAACTGGCAGGGCTTATGTAAGCCACACCACGACTCCACAAAGCAACGTATGGAGAAGACCGGCAAGGTAATAGGGTGCTCGCCCGACGGCCTGCCGCTTGACCCTGCGTCGCACTGGAACCGCTGACAGCGGCGTTTGAACTCGGTGGGGAGGGGCGGGGTAAGAGTTCACCCCTATCGCCCTTAAAGACCGCCGCTTGTCATTTGTGCGCACAACCGCGAAATGAAAAGTTTTTTTCTGGGAGGTTCCGATGGCAGGACGACGCCCGAAACCGTCCCACCTCAAGGTGGTCACCGGCAATCCGGGCAAACGTAAACTTAATGATAAAGAGCCGCAACCGGCGAGAGAAATTCCCAGCCCACCTTCGCACCTGACGGACTGGGGGAAAACGGCTTGGGGAAAAATGACTGTGCTGCTGGACGGCATGGGCGTTCTGACCGTTGCCGATACTTTTGCGCTTGAGCGGCTCTGCGATATTTACGCCGACATATTGCAACTGCGCAACACGATCGCCGACGAGGGCCGAACGTATACAGTTCAAACGGAGGGGGGCTTTTTGATTAAGGCTAACCCTGCGGTTGCCATGCTGGCAGACGCCGATCGCCGCTTCAAAAGTTATTTGGTGGAGTTTGGTCTGACGCCTGCCGCCAGGTCAAAGGTGAAAGTAAATGGTGGAGAGAAAGAAGAAGACCCGCTCGCCGAATTCTTCGGCACCTGATCCAGCCACGCAATATGCGCTGGACGTTACCGAAGGGCGAATTATCGCCGGGCCTGATATCCGAAACGCCTGCAAACGTCACCTTAATGATTTAGCCGAAGGTGAAAGCCGGGGGCTGTATTGGGATGTTGATGCTGTTGGCCGCGTGGTTGACTTTTTTGCCAAAGTGCTGAAGTTGAACGGCGGTGAACATGAAGGTGCGCCTTTCGTTCTTCTTGGATGGCAGGCATTTGTTGTTGGCTCACTGTTTGGCTGGAAAAAAGCAAACGGCACGCGTCGATTCAGAACGGCATATATCGAATCAGGCAAAGGCTCCGGCAAGTCGCCATTATCCGCTGGGATTGGCCTCTACTGCCTCGTTGCGGACAAAGAACCGCGTGCTGAAGTTTATGCAGCTGCCACGAAAAAAGACCAGGCGATGATCTTGTTTCGTGATGCGGTGGCGATGGTGAATCAGTCCCCGGCGCTGGCTAAGCGTATCGATCCCTCCGGCGGGGCCGGTAAAGAATGGAACCTGGCATTTTTGCAAACGGGTTCCTTCTTCCGTCCGATCAGTTCTGATGACGGGCAATCAGGGCCGCGTCCGCACTGTTGCCTCATTGATGAGGTGCATGAACACAAAGACAACAAAGTGGTTGAGATGATGCGCGCCGGGACAAAAGGCCGCAGGCAAGCGCTAATCTTCATGATCACAAACAGCGGTCACGATAAAACCAGCGTTTGCTACGAGTACCACCAGTACGGCAAACAACTTGCCGCCGGTCAGAAAGTTAACGACGCCTTCTTTGCGTTTATCTGCTCTTTGGATGAGGGTGATGATCCTTTCAAGGATGAGTCCTGCTGGGCAAAAGCCAACCCCTCAATGGGGCATACGTTCCAACCTGAATATTTACGCGAGCAGGTGGAAGATGCGCGGGGCATGCCGTCGAAAGAAAGCCTGGTCAGACGCCTTAACTTCTGCGAATGGGTGGATGCTGAGAACCCGTGGATCGGTGGCGATATCTGGATGGCATGTGAAAAAACATTCGATATCGAAAGCCTGAAAGGGGAAGAGTGTTTTGGCGGTCTGGATTTGTCCGGCAAACGTGACCTGACAGCGCTGGGGCTGTATTTCCCGCGCATTAAGACGGCGCTGGTGGAGTTCTGGACGCCGCGCGACACGCTGCACGACAGGGCCAGAAATGACCGCGTTCCGTATGATTCCTGGGTACGCGAAAAGTACCTGCATGCCCCAAAGGGCAGCGCTATCGATTACGGTTTCGTTTCTAAACGAATCGCCGAGCTGGCAGCACTCTTTGATATTCAGTCGATCGCCTTCGACCGCTATCACATGGATTATCTCGAGCCTGAATTGCTGGATGAAGGGGTGACCGTACCGTTGGTTCCTCATGGGCAAGGCTTCGGCAAATCGGCGGAGTCTGGCTTGTGGATGCCGCATTCAATCGAGCTGCTCGAGCAACTCATCACCGAGAAAGAAATCACCATCCTGTTTAATCCTTGTCTGCGCTGGAACGCGGCAAACGCGGTTATTGAAGAAGATAAAAGCGGTAACCGGGTATTCAGCAAACGGCGCAGTAATGGCCGCATAGATGGCGTAGTAGGGCTGGCGATGGCCGTCGGTGCTGCGGACGGCGTTGTTGAGGATGACGGCGATATTGATGGCTTTTTCGATGATCCGATCATGGTAGGTATCTGATGGGCAAAAACAAGCAACCTGGGCGCGTTAAAAGCGCCCTTTTAAATTGGCTGGGTGTTCCTATCAGTCTCACTACTGGGACATTCTGGCAAGAATGGTTCGGCACCAGCAGCAGCGGTAAGGTGGTCACTGCCGACAAGGCTATGCAGCTTTCCGCTGTATGGGCTTGCATTCGGTTACTCAGCGAATCGGTTTCCACTTTACCGATGAAAGTCTATCGTCGTGAGGCCGATGGTTCTCGTAAGCTGGCGCAGGATCACCCGGCATACCAGGTGTTGTGCCGCCGTCCTAACCTCGAAATGACGCCGTCCAGGTTCATGTTGATGGTGGTGGCCAGCATCTGTTTGCGGGGAAACGCCTTCATTGAGAAAAAAATGATTGGCAGAAAGCTGGTGGCGCTTAATCCGCTGTTGCCTCAAAACATGGTGGTTAAACGTCTGGATACCGGGCAGTTGCAGTACACCTACACCGAGGATGGCAAAAAGCGCGTGATACCGGTCGACCGGATGATGCACATTCGCGGCTTTGGTCTGGATGGTGTCTGCGGCATGATGCCGCTGAGTTCGGGCCGTGACGTGTTTGGGGCGGCGATGGCTGTTGATGAGTCGGCGGCAAAAATCTTTGAAAACGGTCTGCAAACGTCAGGATACATCAGTTCGAAAGTTGCTCTGAATAAAGAGCAGCGAGAGCGTCTGCGCACATACTTAGCCGCGTTCGCCGGTTCAAAAAACGCCGGTAAAATGATGGTGCTGGAAGGGGATTTATCGTACCAGAATGTCACGATGAATCCTGAAGACGCGCAGATGTTGGAGAGCCGAGCCTTTAGCATTGAGGAAATTTGCCGCTGGTTCCGGGTGCCGCCTTTCATGGTGGGGCATGTGACGAAGCAGAGTAGCTGGGCATCGAGTGTTGAAGGGATGAACCTGATTTTCCTGACCAACACGCTACGCCCACTGCTGGTGAACATCGAGCAAGAAATCTCACGTTGCCTGCTCGATAGCGATGAAGATTACTTTGCTGAGTTCTCGGTGGAAGGTTTGTTGCGTGCCGACAGTGTTGGCCGCGCTGCGTACTACACCACCGCTCTGCAGAATGGCTGGATGAGTCGCAACGATGTTCGCCGACTTGAAAACCTGCCGCCAATTCCAGGCGGTGAAATCTATACCGTGCAGCTTAACCTGACCCCGCTTGAGGACTTGAAACAGAACAACCTCGGCGCTCAGGCTGTCACTATCACCCGGCTGCACAATTATCTTTTCCCCGATATTCCTGAAGACCAGTCACCGCTGAAAAAAGCGGCGTAGGAGCAATCCCCCATGACAAAAAAACGACTTCCGGTCGCACCGGCGGGGCGTCCCTGCGCGGGCGTTACCTGTGAGCCGCTGCCTTCGGCGCTCGAAAGATGGAATGGCGGTCTAAAGGCCGCTGCCTCTGACGACAATTCTATCTCGGTGTTCGACGTTATCGGCCAGGATTACTGGGGCGAAGGCGTTACAGCGAAACGGATCGCCGGTGCGCTGCGCTCAATGAATGGCGCTGACGTTACCGTAAACATTAACTCGCCGGGCGGGGACATGTTTGAGGGGCTGGCGATTTACAACCTGCTGCGAGAGTACCAGGGCAAAGTAACCGTAAAAGTGTTGGGGCTGGCTGCAAGCGCAGCCTCAATCATTGCGATGGCCGGTGACGAGATTCAAATTGGCCGCGGTGCTTTCCTGATGATCCATAACTGCTGGGTGGTGGCGATCGGTAATCGTCATGACTTTGCTGCAATGGTTGAGTACCTCGAACCTTTCGATAACGCAATGGCGGATATTTACTCCGCCCGCTCCGGACTCGATAGCGACACCGTCAAGCAGTTGATGGACGGCGAAAGCTACATCGGCGGCAGTGATGCCATCGAGAAAGGGCTAGCCGATAGCCTGTTGTCATCCGATGCGGTAAGCAGTGATGAAGACTCACCGGCGGCAGCATTGCGCAAGCTGGATTCCATACTGGCCAAGGCTAATACCCCTCGGTCAGAACGCCGAAAACTTTTGAAAGCCTTAACAGGTAGCACGCCGAGCGCTGTTACCGATCCTACGGGTACGCCGAGCGCTACCGAACCATCCCCTGAAATCCTTGCCAAGCTGAACGCCGCATTAAGCGGGCTGTGCGCGGCGTGCTAATTATTTGGAGAAATTATGTCTGAAGTTAATGAGATTCTGAAAAAAGTCACCGCATCTATCGAAGATGCAACCAGCAAATTTAACGCCAAGGCAGAGGACGCCCTGAAAGAGGCGAAAAAATCAGGCGAGTTGTCCGCAGAGACTAAGGACGCCGTAGATAAAATGGCGACCGAACTGAACGCCATGAAGGCAGCAGAGAAAACGCTGAAGGCCGCGCTGGGTGAGCTGGAGCAGCACGTGGCGCAAATGCCATTGAACCGCGCGGCTGAAGTGGTTCAATCGGTCGGGCAGCAGGTGATTTCTGCGGAAGCGCTGAAAGACTTCGCATCCGGTATTCAGGCCTCTCAACGGCTGAGCATTCCGGTTAACGCGACGCTGATCTCTACCGATGTTCCAGGGCAGATTGTGGCCCCACAACGCCTGCCGGGTATCGATACCGCGCCGAAACAACGCCTGTTTATTCGCGACTTGATCGCACCAGGCACCACCGGCTCCAACACGATTTATTGGGTGCAACAAACCGGCTTCACCAACAAGGCTGCTGCCGTGCCTGAAAACACGCCTAAGCCGTACAGCGATATCCAGTTTGCTGAAAAAATCACGCCGGTTCGCACGTTGGCGCATCTGTTCAAAGCCTCCAAGCAGATTCTGGATGACTTTCCGCAGCTGCAATCGACCGTTGATGCAGAAATGCGTTACGGCCTGAAGTATGTCGAAGAGCAGGAAATTCTGTTCGGTGACGGCACTGGCGCACACCTGGAAGGCATCATGCCGCAGGCGTCGAAGTATAAGGCGGCGTTTGAAGTCGCGATGCAAAACGGCATTGACGATCTGCGCCTGGCAATGTTGCAGGCACAACTGGCACGCTTCCCTGCCACCGGCCATGTGCTGCACTTCATCGACTGGGCCAAGATTGAGCTGATCAAGGATACGCTGGGCCGTTATATCCTCGCCAATCCAGCAGCGCTAACCGGCCCGACTCTCTGGGGCTTGCCTGTTGTCGCGACGGAGTCAGCGGCGTTCCTGGGTAAATTCCTGACCGGTGCTTTCAGTGCGGGCGCACAGCTCTTTGACCGTGAAGAGGCAAACGTTGTGATCAGTACCGAGAACGCCGACGACTTCGAGAAGAACATGATCTCGATTCGTTGCGAAGAGCGTGTGGCGCTGGCGGTCAAACGACCTGAAGCGTTTGTTACCGGTGCCTTCACCGTGCCAACCCCACCAACCGGCGGTTAATTATCCGCACAGCTTAGCGGCCTTCGGGCCGCTTTCAAGGAGATACCCATGAAAGTTAAAGCACTTGTACCGATCTTGTTCGGTAGCCGGGTGGTGAATGACGGCGAGTTGTTCGAAACGCAGGAGCTTCACGGGCGCGAGCTGATCAAAAAAGGCTATGCCGAGCAGGTGAGTGATGACAATCCTGCAGAGCAGCCAGAGCAGCCAGAGCAGCCAGAGCAGCCAGAGCAGCCAGAGCAGCCAGAGCAGCCAGAGCAGCCAGAGCAGCCAGAGCAGCCAGAGCAGCCAGAGCAGCCAGAGCAGCCAGAGCAGCCAGAGCCAGTCAAGAAAAGCAAAAAGTAAGGTGAGCCATGCTAAAGCTGGAATTGGTGAAAGAGCATTGCCGCCTGGAACCTGATTTCAGTGCGGATGACACCCTAATCGGCGTCTATATCGGTGCGGCGAAAAAGCATGTTGAGATGTATACCCGCCGCACTATTTACGCCAGCGAATCCGACCCCGGATACGAAGCCGACGAAGATCACCTGCTGCTGGATGATGATGTGCGCACGGCAATGCTGCTGTGTATCGGGCATTGGTACGCGAACCGTGAGGCCGCTATTGTTGGCGCGTCGGCATCAAAATTGCCGCTGGCTGTTGAGTCTTTACTCCAACCCTATCGGATTTACGGCTTATGAAATCATTACGCGCAGGTTCTCTGGGGTTTCGCATCAAGCTTCTACGCCCCGTTACGCTTCGCGATGATCAGACCGGCGCACCGGTCAAATCCTTTGAATTTGTCGCTGAGGTTTGGGCGGATGCGGAGCCGATCTCCAACCGAAAAATTCGCACGGGTGAACAGGGGCAGGTGGTAGAAACCATGCTTTTTACATTGCGGCCACGGGACGAAATTACCGTTGATTGGCAGGTGGTTTTTCAGCAGCGAACTTTTACCGTTCGTGCGCCTGACCGTTCGCAGCGAGACCGGCTGTTAATTACGGCGGAGGCAGATATTCGTCATGATCGAGTATGAAATCAAAGCGGCACTGGAGGCACTAACGAGCCTGCCAGCGTACCCGCTGCTGTTGCCTAACCCGGAACAGGAAGGCGTGACGTATCAGAAGGTCAGCAACCCGAAAGTTGATACCGGGCTAGCCAGCACGGCACTGATCCAGGGGCGCTTTCAGGTCACGCTTTATGTCATCGACGATTACGCGCGCATCATTGAACTGGATAAGGCTATTTGCGCCGCCTGGGAGAGCATTCAGCACGGGCATATAGGGCGCTGGCCCGTGCAGACGGTAACACGCGGCACGATGCAACAGGGAGCAACCACTCTCACCAATAACAGCGTTCAGTACCGGCTGGTGCGTGATTACGTCATCTGTTACCCGGAGGACGCCACATGATCAGCATAAACGTTACGGGCCTTGATTCTCTGGAGCGCCAGCTAAAGGCGATGGGAGATGAAGCGGTTAAGGTATTGCGAGATGCCGGGAGAGCGGCGCTGGAGCCGGTGCTGGAAGACATGAAACAGCATGCCGGTTTTGATGAGAGCAGCACCGGGCCGCACATGCGGGACGACATAAAAATCCGCAGTACGAGCCGCATGAACGATCCCCGCTATTTGACGGTAATGACATTCAAGGTCGGCCCGAGCAAGAAGCATCACATGAAGGCGCTGGCGCAGGAATTCGGCACGGTTAAGCAGGTTGCCGCACCGTTTATCCGCCCGGCACTCGATTACAACAAAACCCGCGTATTACGCATCCTGGCGGCAGAACTCCGCTACGGCATCGAAAACCGGTAGCGACCGCTGCCACAATCATTAAGTGAGGGAAATTATGGCTGATAAAACGTCGCCAGAGTACGCCATGCTTCCGGCTGGCACGGTTGTTAAGTGGGGCGCTGTCGGCGCAGCACCGACGGCCATGAAGGCGCTGGTTAACTGTAAGGCTGTGGGCGAGATGGGGCAGACCGGCAGTTTTGTCGATTGCACGACCCTTATCGACACCACAAAGCAATTTATCTCCGACCTGCCGGAAGGCGCGGAGAAGTCGATCGGGTTTATCGACGATCCATCCAATACCGATTTTGCGGCGTTCCTGACCGCAGCGGACAACCGCGAAACCGTTCAGTTCTATGTTGAGCTGCCGAACGGCCGCACCTCCACCTCTATTTTGTCGCTGTCCGGCTGGAAGATGAACGAAATCACCGCTCCGGCGAGTGAAGTCATTCAGATCACGGTGCAAGGCAAGCAGAACAGCAACACCTGGGGAGCTGTGGCCCCAAAGGTGTGATCAGCGTGACTACCCAGCCGAAGAGCGCTGATCTGGCAGTCGGGGGCAATTTGTCCCTGACTGTTGCGGCTACCTCCAGTAACGGCAAGCCCGTTAAATACCAATGGCAGAAAAACGGCACTGATATCAGCGGTGCAACCTCTGCCACTTATACCAAAAACTCAGTTGTGGCGGCGGATGCAGGCGCTTATCGCGTGGTGTTGTCTGCCGAGCGGTCAGACACTGTCAACAGCGCAACCGCAACCGTAACGATTAAGTAAGGACATGGCATGACCCAGAAGAAAATCAACCTCAAGACCGCGCTGCTTCAACCCACCAATACAGCGGTGCCGCACACGCTGTTTGGCGTGCCGGTGCATATCCGCCGCCTGACCGCCGGTGAACTGATGGATTACGACGAAGGGCTTGGAAAGGCACAGGCAGAGAGTGACCAAAAGGCAGCAACACTGCTGGGCGCTCAGTTGATCCTCTCTGCACTGGTTGACGAGCAGGGTAAATCAGTACCTGCGTCTGATTTGCCTTCACCAGCAGAACTGCTGGCCGCTCATGATAACGCGGCGTTATTTGATGCAATCCGTGCTATCCAGAGCCACAGCTACGGCACGCTGGAGGAAGCCGAAAAAAACTGACCCACTCACCGTGGCTATGGCTGATCTATCAGTTGGCCGCTCGCTTCGGTGAGCCAGACGTCAGAAAAATTGCAGCCCTCCCGGCCTCCATTATCCAGCACTGGGAGGCATTCTATTCGCTGGTGGATAAGGCAACGTCCGATACTGCTGCCCCGCCCCCTGTCAATCTGTCAGCCCCTGTCGCATCTGATGTTGATGAACAGTGTGCTGCCGTTATGCGAGCGCTCATGTAATGGCCGATGTAGCTACTCTGGCGGTAGCGCTGCACCTGAATTCCGCCAGTTTTAAATCTCAAATTGTCGATTCATTCAGAACGGCAGAAACCGCGTCAAAAAACTTTACGGGCAAGGCGCAGCAGGAAAGTCAGAAAACCACCGAAGCGCTGACCCAGATAGGCAATCAGGCCAAGCGCACCGGCGGTCAGCTTAACTCGTTGAGTGGTGCGCTCAGCGCCAGCCAGGGCGGCTTCGAAGGGCTGCGAAGTGTGATCAGCGGTCTGGCCGGTGGGAGTAACATCGCGGTCAGCACGCTGGCCAATACGTTAATCCCGACGCTCGATCGCACTTTCATCGGTTTTAAGGGGCTGACCAGCGGCTGGGAAGCCCAACGTGAAGCGGCAAAGGCTGCTGCCCTTGAGTTTAACAAGGCAGCGCAGGGCCAGATTGAACAGGCGCAATCTGCACGCCAGCAGGCTCAGGCGCAGTTCGACGCGGCTAAGCGTACCCGTGAACAGGCTCAAGCCTCCCGCGAGCAGGCGCAGGAAATGGCGCGCTTCTATGCGGCCAAAAATCAGGAGAATCAGCTATACGGCCTTTCGGTCAGCTATCAAAAAGAGTATGCCGACATTCACCGCCAGGTGCGCGAGGCTAATCTTGCTGAGGTCAGCGCCAAGGAAAAAATGGCGCAGGCATCAAAAGCGGTGCTGGCGGCGGACATTGCTGAATCCCAGGGCAAAACCAATCTGCTTTCCTCCCTGAACCAAATCAGTGTGGCCAACAAGGAAGTTTCCTTTACGGCGCGCGCGGCAGCGGTCAGCACCAACCTGATGAAAAGTGCGTTGGCGCTGCTGGGTGGCCCGGTAGGCTTAAGCATCATGGCGGCGGTTGCCGGTGCCACGGCATTGTATACCGCGTTCCAAAAAGGGGAGGCAGAGACCAAGGCATATACCGCAGCGCTTCAAAAGTCAGGGCTTCAGGCCATTATGACGGTGAATGACCTGCGCATGCTGACGATGACGCTCGGCGGCACAGAGAATGCGGTTAAGGCTGTTACCAGCGCCGCCGGCGCAGGATTCGGTGGCAATATGCTGTCGGACATAGCTGAAACCGGCACACGGATGAACGAGCTGGGTATGTCATCCGATGATCTTGTTTCGACGCTATCAAGCCTGAGCGGTGAACCTCTCAAGGCAATGGAGGCGTTGACCAATCAGGGCGTTCAGCTCAACACCACGTTTATCGATCATATCGCCACGTTGTCCAGGCAGGGCAAAACCAGTGAAGCGACGGCGTTACTTCAGCAGAAATACCTTGATGATGTGAAAGCCAAAGTCACCGAGCAGGAGAACAGCGTCAGCGGCTTGGCGTCTATCTGGACGTCGCTGAAAAATGAAGTGGCGTCCGCGTTCGATATCATCGGTCAGGCACACATGAAAACCGGCCAGGCGCAGGCACTGGCACAGGGCGTTAAGCTGGATATCAGCAACGATACCTCTAACGAGGTGAAGAAAACCAACGAAGAGCTGTACAAGCGGCGGCAACAGGAACAGGAAGCCGCACGTAAAGAGTTAAAGCTACAGAATGAAGTCTCCGCAGCGATTAAGGCTGGTGCTGATCCTAAAAAGGAACAGGCCCGCCTAACGGGTATTGTGTCGGCGCAATTTAAGGCCGGAAAACTGACGGCAGACGAATACGCGCAGGCGCTGAAAGGCATTAACAAGCAGTATGGCGCAAAGTCCAAAGGGGCTGCGTATAGCGATAGTGAAGGGGTAAGGCGTCTGCAACAGTTGCAGCAACAATCCTCAGTGCTGCGCGCACAGGCGCAAGATACCGACAAACTGACCGAATCGCAGAAAAAGCTGGTGGCCTTCGATCAGGAGATAGCAGGCCTTCAGGGTAAGAAGCTGACCGCCGGTCAAAAAAGTCTGTTGTCCATGCAAGACCAGATCAGGGCGCAATTAACCGAGAATGTGGCGCTGGAAAAGGCAAACCGTGAACGTGAGATTGGCAAAAAACTGTTGGAACAAACCCGTAGCCTGGTGATGGAAACGGCCGCGAAACAGCAGGAGTACGCCAACCGTAATGCGCAGATGACCATGTCCACTGATGCCTACGATCAGATGGTGGCTGAGCAGCAAATCCGGCAGTCGTTCCAGCAACACCGCTTGCAGCTGGATAAGGAAGTGACGGACAAAACGTCCGAACAGTACATGCAACAGACGGCCATTCTCGCCAGTGAGCAGCAGAGGCAACTCGATATTGTCCGCAATGCTGCGCAGGAAAAAGCGGCTATCGAGGGCGATTACACCGCAGGGCTGAAAAAGGGAATGATGGATTGGTCAGCCAATGCCGGTAACGTTTATGGGCAGGTGAAAGACGCTACCACGCGAACATTTGACGGTATGAGCGGCATGCTCGCCAATTTCGTCACCACCGGCAAAGCCAGCTTTAACGACTTCGCCAAGTCTGTCCTGACCGATCTCGCCAGCATGATGATCAAGATGGCGATGTTCAACGCACTGAAAGCCGGAATGAACTTCTTCGCATCCTCCGGCAATGACCCAGGGCAAGTACCGATGTTCGCCAACGCAAAAGGCGGCGTTTATTCGTCGCCGTCACTGAGCGCGTACAGCGGCCAGATCGTCGGCCAGGCCGGGAAACAGCTCGGTATCGAAGTAGGTGCGCTCCAGGCTCTCGGCATAGATGTACACCAGGTTCGGCCGTTTGCCCTGCACGGTCTTTTTCGGCGCCTTGTAGTAGGTGGTGAAATCGGCGGTATCGCCGACGATCTGGCTCTTGACCAGCAGCGAGATGTCCTGAAACGCCGGGGTGGTGCCGACCGAGAACAGCGCCAGCAGCACGGCGACGAGGCTGTAGGCCACGCTGCTGCCTTTGGCCTTGCGGCGCAGCAGGCTGCGGGCCAGCACCGCGAAGATAAGCCCCAGCGCCGCCAGCAGGCCGATGAACGGCAGCACGTATTTGCTGATGCCCGCGCCTTTGAGGCTGCTGGTGACGGTGTAGATCACCGCATCGGTGATGCCGTCGCCGGTGAAGTAGTTGCTGGCGATCAGAATGACGTTCAGCACCAGATAGCTGCCGAGCAGCGTCAGCAGAATGGCGAACCACCAGCGGTTGGCGGCGGCCCGGGTGCGATAAATCAAGATCGACGCCAAAAAAAGAACAAACGAAACGACTGCGAGAACCATCCGCCAAACCTTGTCTGA